GGAGTCCATGAAACTTTGATGCTCGTCTGAGTTATCTCGGAGAAGGTGGGAACGCTAGGCGCATTCGGATTCCTAGGAATCGTTGGCAAAGCCCAGGAATCTGAACCGTTTGATCTTTGGTTATTGTAGCCAGTCATGTCTATCGAGGCGCTGAATGTTTTCGCGCCATTCGATCCGTGATTAATTTGACGACTACCCGAAGCTGTTTGCAGTTTTCCACTACCACCGCGATGATCGTGACCAGCATTGAACGCATGAACACCATCACCAGCGTCTTGATCATTGTACACTGTGGTGCCGTTGATTACAGCCGACCCCTTGCGAAGACCTCGACAGCTGTAATCATCGAAACGCCATCCAGCTTGCCATGCGATGATGGAGTAGTTACCAGAGATGCTCTGCGACGTCAACTGCCAATCCAGGTAACTATTCTCAGAACCTTCTACCGTGTCACCAAGAAGTGAACCAGACGTCGCCATGAGCTACTCCTTAGGCCGTGTACTTGAAGTAGATGTCACCATCGCTGCCGCCGGTTGGATCTGCTGTGCCCGACGAGATACCCGCTGCTGTACGATAGGCGGCCTTGCCTACAGGAATCTGGGCCTTCGTCTGTGCCACCTCATCGCGAGTTCGATTGATCTCCTGCGCACCGAGCCTGACCAAACCCTCTGCCCCTGTATCCGGAACAATAGGAAAGCCAGCCGCTACAGCATCGTCTCCAATAGCCATGTTTTCTCCTACAAGTCATCCCACACTTCGGTGGAGAAATCGTCCCACACAACTGTTGGGCCCATTGCAGCCCAAGAACCGGGCACAACAATCTCGTTTATGGTCAGAGTCGGATACGAACGGAAACCTTCCTTGTCCCTGACAAATATCTGCTCGGTAACCTGCATACGACTGGCGAATCCATCGTCGTCGCGAAGCTCTACAAGGTCTCCGAGATTGTAGTCAGTACCATAGGTATACCCAGTGTTCCCCGGGAGTTCTCCATCCAGAGCAATCAACTTCCGATTCTTGGCCAGTTCCTCTTTTCCGCGCTGAATCATCTGAGCGGATGCGGTAGGCCCATCCGGATCGTTAATATCGCTCGCATTTACATACAGGACTCTTCGTTCGAATCCCTCCACACTGGGGTCTACGTCGTCCGGATAGACAACCTCATGACCTACCGAGGAGACTACGTACGCCACATTCTTGTACAAGGCGTTCGTAGTGAGTCGCTCAGTGCCCTTCAGGTTGTCCATGTCGGAGCTAAATATCACAGCGGCAAGGTCGGTCTGCGCGGTAGTTCGATCGCTACCCGTGTAGATTGTGAAGAACAGAAGGTTCAGCTCGGGTATTCGGGTCAACCGAAACCCCATCAAATATGTGTCGCACAGAACCTTGAGCGCGTCGTACAACGGCTTAGGTTCGAACGAATAGGTGATGATGTCGGTCGGCGCTGGAATGGTGTCAGGTGCCTCGAAGGTTCCTTCGGTAACACCCGAGATGATGTCTCCCGAGTCGAGAATACCAAGAACACAAATATCGTGAAAGAGCTTCTCAGCAATGGCCTTCGGGTCGTCTGTGATCTCCCACTTCGGATCGGTTTCGAGATCTGTGAGATCAGCCATGGCCAATCTCTGACGAAGTACATCCTCGAGAGAAGGGCCCTTACATTTGAGGATACGACGACCTTCCTCGTCCGTACTATCCTCGACAGTCTCGATCGTCATGACCCGGGTCGACTCTGGTATGGACAAACGAATACCCGGCACCAGATTGTTACGGTTCGTCGGAGTCGACCGGATCTGTAGTTCGAACTCTCCGACTGCGGAAAAGCGCTCAGTCCAGATCAGAGACTCATACTGATCGATGACAGTTATCAGCCGGTAAAGACTGTCGAGGATATACACCTCCATTACAAGCCTCCGTGCCTAGGTGTGTACTCGACGGTGTACGGAATGGCCGCACCTATCGCGTAGAACCTGATGTGATTGTCGCCCTTCGTAAAGTTCAACCACTCTGATGGTCGGTTCATTCCATACAGGATCGAACTCTCTACCGAATCCCTCACAAGGAGCATGCTCTTCAGACCGTCATTCGTATTGATCGTAACAACATCGTCCGCCTCCAAAGCAGCCGACACGTCGATCAAGTGAAGATTGTCACTTGGGTCTCGATGGTAGATGGTGAACTCCGTGAGAGTCCGATCAACACTGAGAACAAACTTCATTCCTGCGGGAGCAGTACCAGGGTAAGAGACCAAAGTCTCTGTGGTGTCCGATACGGTGTCACCCTCGATGACGATCGGAGTCAACTCTACAAAGTCCGGGTCGAAACACATGAGCGAGACGATGGCCTGCGGATCTCTAGTAAAGAGCTCTGCGTTGAAGCTCTCGACGTATCCTGTAATATCCACTGTAAGGCCATCAGATAAGAAGAATCTTAGACTTACCAGTGACTTTGGCAGGAAGTAGTCGTAGAGAGTGGTCCGTAGATCTCGAACCGACGTGGTGACGTAGTCCGGCTCAAGCCCAATTGTGATCAGAATATTACGAGGCTCGAGACGACTGGACTGGTACTGCGCACCATCGAGGAGGGCGAAAGAAGAGGACACCAACGTTGCCTTGACCGGATCTAATCCGTCGATGTCCTCGACCACGAATCCTTCAGACGCATCGTCCAGAGGAAGAGTCAGCAGCATTCCAGTAGGGGTTCTCACTTCAACTTTGGTAAGCATTACTTAGGTAGTCCCCCCTTCGCGGTAGATAGCTGATTCCTCGTCTGACGGTAAATATCCGCAGCACTGAGTGCCTTGGGTGATGTGTTGTTCTGAGTGAAGTTGAGTACGGTCCCTCTCTCAAGGTTCGAGGCTTCTTCCAGAGCGGAGTTACGGTTGCTCTGGATAGCGTCCGAGGCCTGCTTGGCGGACGACAAAGTCGCCACGACCTGGAGGGGGGAGTTTTGCAGCATCGTGGTCAGCTGACTGGCAGTACGCTTGATGTTCGTAAGATCCAACACCGGAGTTACTCTCGGGGTCAGATCCATTTCGCTGTTGACCATCTTGGACATATGCGAGATCGAGTCTCGGAACTTCTCCAACGCATCCCGAGCAACACCCTCAGAAGCCTTCTCAACGGTTCGGGAATACTTCTTCAGACCTAGAGCCATCCCATCTGCTGAGTATCTTCCGACCTTCTCGAACTCCTTGGACGGAGAAGAGATTCCAAGGAAGTCAAGTGCAGCGTTGAGAGCATTTCGAGCAACGTCTCGTGCAGCCGCTGCCACACGCCCACCAGCTCCTGCAAGACCCCGAATAATGCCGTTAACAATTGCAATGCCAAGGTCTGCGCCAGCTTCGCCAAGCGCCTTCGAATTCTTGTTGATCGCATTTGTCATCCCTCTGATAAAGTTCAGGATCAGATTCACACCCGCCTGAATGATTCCGGGAAGAGCTTTTCCAATGGCATTCAGATAGTTCTCGATGAGCTTGCCTGCTACCTCAACAACCTTGCCGACGTTGTCTCGCATCCCTGTGAGAATGCCTATGACGATCCGAACACCGGCGAGAGCCATCCGAGGAATAGCCTTCTCGAGAACATTCAGGATCAGGAATATGAGTGCGATCAACGCCGCCTCGACGGGCTTGGACAGCCTGACGATGCCTTCGAGTAGCTGAACCAGAATATCGAGAAGCAGCTGCACGATCTGGGGAACCGCAGTCTGTAGGACCTTGATGAGGACGATCAGAGCGATGCCAACCTGCTGCGCAATCATGGGAAGAAGGCCCACAACCGCACTGATAACTGCTACCAGAGCGGCTGCACCGGCAGCTCCTGCAACGCTGAGAGCTGTAAGACCCGTTGCCAGCAGGAATATGCCAGCACCAGCTAGAGCCAGGCCTCCACCGATCAAACCGATGGCCAGTCCCAAACCCAGAAGAGCTGGAATAACCGGTGTCATGACGGCAGCAGAGATACCGAGAATGGCTAGAGCGGCTGCCAAGGTGACCAAACCCTTGACAATCTCTCCCCACTGCATCTTGCCAAGAACCATGAGGACCGGGGCAAATATAGCCAGCGCACTCGCTACGATGAACAGCGCCGCTGCACCTGGGAGCGCAGAGGGAAGAAGGATGAGAGCAGCCGTAATGATTCCGAGTCCGCCGGCAAGGACAGTGAGTCCCTTGGCAATCTCGGTCCAGCTCATACTGCCCATCTTCTTCATAGAGTCGGCGAGAAGCCATACCGCAACAGCTACTACGAGAATTCCTGCAGCAGACAGAGGAGCGGTTGGCGGAATCAGTGACAACGCCGTTCCGATGATGATCATACCTGCGGCTAGAAGCGTAAGACCCTTGCCGATCTCAGTCCAGGAGAAGTCCCCCATCTTCTTCAATGCGTCTGCAATCATGTTCAGTGACGTAGCTGCCACCAATATCGCCGCGGCAGACAGGACCGAAGTAGGAGGCATCAACGACAACGCCGTAGCCATGACGGCCAGGCCTCCAGCGAGGACAGTCAGACCCTTGGCAATCTCTTCCCATGACAGATCTGACAAGTCATGCATCGCACTTGCGAGAATCTTTATAGCCACAGCCAGCAGAACCAGTCCAGCTCCAGAAAGAACTCCCAGGGCATTGACTTGGGTGAACCGAGCAAAGAGACTGAGAGCTGCGAGAAGGCCACCCACCGCGGTGAGACCATGGGCCATTTGCTCCCACGAGAGACCAGACAAATCGGTGACTGCACTTGCGAGGACCTTGATTCCCACCGAGAGCACGAGCAGACCCACACCAACAGAAGCAAGACGAGCTCCTGTGGGGATTACGTTCGTAGCCAACGATATAGCTGTTAGCAGAACAGTCACACCAGCCAGACCCTTGACGAGCTCTTCCCAGCCCAACTTCGACAGAGCCTTCACAGATATGGCCAACACGCCTATAGCTGCGGCCATGAGGATGAGAGACCCTGCGATCGCGATGATACGAATCGCTCCAGTACCGGGCATGAGCTGAAGCACGGCCATGGCACCCATGAGCTCGGTGAACATGACTGCAAGCGCAGAGAGAGCCTTTCCGAGAGCATCTGCATCAATCCTCGACAGAACCGAGACTGAAACAGCCAACACACCAATCGCCAGAGCGATCTCGAGTAGAGTTGCAGCTTGCAGAGTGTGCTGCATGGCGGTAAGAACCGATGTGAGACCGTGAAGAGCAGATATGAATCCTCCGCGGCCGCTCAGAGCCTGACGCAGGATTACAATCAAGCTCAAGAATGCTCCGGTGTTTATCGCTTTCAGAATCGAATCGAAGTCCAGGACCCCAACCGCATCCTGAATCTCCCTGAACCAGGCGCTGAACTTGTCGGCGAGCGGGCGAAGCGCATCCCATACCTTAGCGAAGACGGCACCGACACGAGACCAGGTGTAGACGATGAAGTCGGCGAGAAGACCCAAAGGGCCCAGCCTTGAAACGAAGCTTGTTACGTCCTTAGCGGCCGCATCGGGATCGAATCCGTCGAACAG